GTAAGGAAAGACTTCTTAGAGCGGCTAGTTATTGACACAACCCTCGATGTAGCGCTGCACAAAGAAAATATCCAGTCAATCGCCGCAGACCTTTGTGCGTGGCAGCAAAGGCAGAAAGATACAGCGATCCTGGACGGGTTAAAATCGCGCAGGAGAGAGTGCGAGAAAGCAATCGGTAATCTTGTCGCCGCACTCGAAGCAGGCGCTGCATCCCCCACCATTGCGGCGAGAGTAAGAGATCGAGAGGAAGAACTGGAGAACATCAAGTTTGCCATTGCAGAGCAGGAGCTGGTGCAGGAGAAATTTGACGAAAAAAAGATCATGTACTTCCTCTCAAAGGTTCCCGAGGGCAACCGGACGGATATAAATTATATGCAGCGCATAGTAGATACCTTCATCAACTCTGTATTTGTCTACGATGATCGGGTTGTTATTTGCTACAACTTTGATGGAGACGGCAGCAAGATCACCGTTAATGATGTAGACAAGGCCATGCAGGAAGCCGAAGATAGAGAAAATCGCCAGATAACACAAGAAGTCCCCGGGCAGGGGGGCTCCTGTGTTGAATCTGACGATTCCAAGTGTTCGCCTTATGGCGGTTTGGTGCGGGGTAATGAACCAAAAGCGAACTCCATACTTTTTTTCCAGCGCGCTTTTGGAATCATTGTAAAACTGCAATAATTTTACCACACTTTTTCTGAAACGCCAATCGCTTCGTACAAAAGGTGCTTTTGCTTTGTGGTTGCGTTTGGCACAGCCTTGTCGATGGCATCTTTCTTTTTCCGGCTGGCAGAGTTTGTAATCGTCTTACCGTTCTCGTCCTTGTCGCCGGTGATGCCGCGGGCAGCAAAGTATGCGGCATAGTACTGGTCATAGGTAACTCCATGCGCCACATATTCTGCAGCTTTCTCTCCGACATCCTTGTTGTAGTTCTTTAGCGCATATTCCGCGCCGAACGCCTTGCGGTTTGCTTCGCGCTTCACCACATCGCTGTCTGCACTTCCGATGCTCTTTGCGGTTTCCTCGTAGGTGCCGACGGTCAACAGGGCTTTTCTATAAATCTCGTTTCGTAATTCCAGCAGGTCACGAGCCTCGCTCATCTTCTCCTTGCGGGTCTTTTCTCCGCTGTTGTAAATTTCCTTGAGCTGCTTCGTGATCTCGGACGCCGCCTTGCTCTGCTTATACAGGTAGGAGTAGGTTGCATCATCGGCTGCTGTCGCAAGCTCGGTCTCCTTTACCTGCTTGGCTTCGTCCAGCGCATCATAGAAGTCGCTGCCCAGCCGGTTCTGCCGGACGCTATCTACCACGAAAGCCTTTACCACCGCAGGGACATCAGCTTTCTTGGAAAGCGCCGGAAGCAACCAGTCACCGATAAAGCCGGAATACTGGTCGATCAGGTAATTGACCTTCTTCGGGGAAAGCCCTTCGATGCCGTTCTTCCCGTGTCGTGTAATCTCACCGAGCCAAATGGAGAACGCATCGGTGCTTTCATCGTATTGCAGGTAGTCAGGCTTTTCCTCCATGTAGCTGGAAACGATGTCGCCGCCGTACCAGGTCTTATTGGTACTCATCGCAGTAATACCGGCGAAGATGTTGTTGGTCAGCGGATTGTTCGGCGCAATCTGCTCAATAGCGAAAGACGGATAACCGGCAAACGCGCTGCTCGCAGGTTCCCCTTTCAGCCAACGCCACATACGGTTAGTGAACGCCGTAATAACGGAAGGTTCACGGCCCATCGGAACCTTGATAAACTTATTGTCGCCGATTTTGATGAGGATGTTGCTATCCTTGATGTAGTTGGAAAGCTCCTTGTAGTCATCGTCCTCTTTCAGCCCATCATACAGCAGGCCCATAATGATACCGGGTGCCACGCCGTTGATAAGCAAGCGGGAGATCAGCTGTCCAATCTCTTTCCAGCCGCGCCGGTCAATGACATTGCGAATGTTCTTGGAAAGGCCCTGCATACCGGGGTTGAAGAACGGCACAAGGGACGCATTCAGCTTGCGGGCAGCGAAGCCGCCACGGCCAAAGTTCGTTGTGATGTCCGCTGCGTTATAGAGCGCCTGCTGAACATCGCCTGTGTCCTCCATCGTGCTGATAAATTCAGCAAGTCTGGGGTACTGCTCGACCGCTTCATTGGCAAAGGAGAGGATGTCGATTACTCTATTCAACCCACCAGCCACTTTATCGACTGCACCGTTCTTGAAATGGTGGCGGTCGGAAAGCCCCGTCTTTGGGTCATAATAGGTGGTTCCTTTTCCGCCCATCGCCTGATAGAGCTGCCAATACTTCCCGTTCGTTGCGATTTCCTTTACGGCCTTGCCGTAGTTCTTAATGAATGTGGCATTGCTGTAATGGGTAAAGTACAATGCAGACTGTGCATCACGAACGAAATTTCGCACGATGAATACAGGGTTCCATTGCGTGACCAGCTTCTTGAATGTGCTGTTGATGGAGCGCAACGCTTTCATTCCAAAGGAATTGGATTGCTCAATGGGTCTAAACCCATCGGCCATTGCTTCACTCATGTGCAGAGTAACCGGTTTGCCATCCACCCAAATGCGCAGCGTGTTCTTGAGGTTCTCTGCGGAATCCGCATCAAGGTCAACGAGATCGCCTTCCTCTGTAACACTCTGAATGTATTCCGAGATATCACGGGTAGTATCCATTGCATCTTCATACAGCATATTGCCCAGAATGTTCTTTTTGGCTGCGGAGAAGGTCTGCAAGGTCTGCCTGGCAATACTGTCGATCAGCGGCATGATATCCTGGTTGCCACCTTTTGCGGACTTGATGGTGCTGTTCACCGCAACGCTGTTTGGGTTGGAGTAGCCGCCGGAGGTGCTGGGCATATCGCGGTAGGTGGGGACATAGTGCGGATACAGTTCCTTCATGTACTGTGCCATATCAGCGCTCACGAGTCCGCCCTGCTTTCGCACCTCCATCAATCCGTCAAGGTAGGCATACACATCCTTTGCCCACTTCTCAAATTCAGGGTGTGCATCCAGCAGGTCAGCTGCAGCGGCACGGCTATCGTCTGCGGTCACGCTGCTTCCGAATACAGGCTTGTCAAACTGCTTTTCTGCCCACGCCTGGAACTGCTTATATTGCTTGGCTGCGGCAATCTGTGCCTCGGTGTAGGCTTTTGTAAGGGCAGTATCCTTGCCTGCGGCTGTGGCGATGTTCTCATCTGTCATTTCCGCAAAGCCGTTGACTTCCCTGTTCAGTTTCGCCCGAAGTTCTGCAAGCTGCCGCTGCGCGTTTTCGCGTACACTCATGCGGTCTACATTGTGCTCGTGCAGCAGGTAGGTGTAAAACTCATTGGTCAAGCCAGACTTTTTCGCCGGTTCAAATACCTGCATGAGGTTCTTACCGCTGATTTTCACACCGTTCAGGTCGTACTGCCCTGCGCCGCCGATGGAATACTGCGCCGCCGCAGATGCCTGCCCGACATTGTTCGCTGCATACATGATTCTGCTGTCGCCGACTTCGTTCCCGAATCGCTCCAGCTCATCCTTAGTGTTGATCCACTGGCGCTTAAAGGTGCGCCAGTCTTTGGCGGATTTCGCCTTAAAGGTTTCCTTGTCCTTCTTCGGCATTTCGGTCAGAACCTTGGCAACATCTTCCGTAGTGGTGGATTTCTGTTCCGCCGTCCTCAATCTGGCTTTGCTCTTTGCCCGATCCTCCCGCACCACTCGGTCAATGCGGTCCTGCGTCCTCCGCCGGTTGAATTCGTCCTTGGCTTCGGACAGCTTTTCGTTGTACTTGTCCCGCACCTGCCGATTGTTCGCACGGAGGTCAGCACGGTATTGCTTGGAAAGTGCGTCATATTTCGCCATGAATTCTGCACGGGCCTTTGCTGCCTTCTCTCGCTCTTTAGCCGCTGCTATTTCGGTGAGGAGTTTCGTCTCTGCATCACGCCAGCGGTCATTCATCTTCGCTTCCGCAGTTGCCTGCTGGCGATAGTCAGCAAGCTGCTGACGGATGTTCTTCACCTCGGCTTGTGCAGCCTTCAGCTCATCGTTTGCTTTCTGTGCAGCATCCGCAACGGCCTTGTCGATGTCGGCCATGTACTGGGCATCTTCCATGAGGGAGTAGCGGATGTCTTTGCTGGAGGTCGGGTCAACATTATCTGCGAGTTTGACCTGTTCGGGGGAGAATACTGAAACCTCTTTGCTCCCGCCAAAGTCCCACACAATCCCGTCATACCCTTTTGCACGGAGTTTGTTTATGTCGGCTTGCGTAACAATGCTTGGATCGTTTGCCTGTTTTTCGGATCGGGATTTATATACGCTATCCCTGCCATATGCGGCTTTGAGGATTCCCGGGACAGGGTTCCCATCTGTCACAACAAGCGGCTTCGTAATATTCGCATACATCTCATACAGTCTGCCATTCCCCTCGCCCATGGCGTCTGCGTATCGCTGTGCATCGGATCTCTTGCTGGTAAGATAAATGCCGGGGCCAAGCCACCCCTTCTTTCCTCTCTTAAATTCCGTAATATATCCAAACGCAGTTGTACCGTGATACATAACAAGAAGGTTTCCGTTTCCGTCTATCACCTTGCTGCCGGCGAAAAACTTCTTCTGCTCGGTGGAGAGCTTTCTGCCGGTGCTGTCGGTGTCCATGAGGGAGTAGCGGATATCCTTGCTTTCGGTTGGAGCGGTATTGTCAATGTTCTTAAATTGACTACTGTCAAACGCCACATACACGGTGGCATTATCATATTTGCCCTCTACAATGTATCCGTCATAACCAAGCGTGTTTCGAGCCGCCTCAAGAACGGTTCCGGAACCTGCTCCACCGTTCGCGATCTCCGCAAGGATTTCGCTGTCGCTGCTGCTATAATCCATAGCCGCCTTTACGGTAGAATCCAGCGCCCGGTTATACCATGTTTTTGAAGGGTACCCAATACCGCCAGCAGGGTCGTAATTCACAAGCACTTCATCACCGGTCGGGTCAACAGCCTGCAAAAGTTTTTTTACTTCTGCCCTTGTCAGCGTAATCTCGCTATCGCTTAACGGCTTTTTGATATCAAGATACCCCTCAAGGAGTTGTCCGCCGTCCTTTTGATAGCCCTCTGCCATCGGCTTGTAGTCAGTGAAATAAAATCCTTGTCCTTCGGAGCTGCCATGCTGGGACATGAAATCGGGGGAAAACTCGGTGAACACCGCCGGGCTGCCATGATATACAGGTTTCAACCTGCCCTCTGCGTCAACGACTTTGGAGCCGAAGAAATACTCCCGCTGCTCGGCAGAAAGCTCCCTGCCGGTACTGTCCATTGCCGGGATATCCATAAGGGAATGTTTCCCGCTTGCATCTTCTGCGCTATTCTGCATAGAATAGTTATTGACAGCATCAGTGTCTTGTGCTACACTAATGGTGTCGAAGTCAACCGCTGGGTTCCGTCTGGGCAATTGTAGCCCATCTCGATGAAGCAGTCGGTTGGCTTCTTTTTTGCTATACCCTATGAGATTTCCACGGAGCAGCTGATCTGCAATAAAATTGCGGCTGTTTTTTCTCCCGTACAGGCTTGCTATTCTTGTAACTACATCAAATCCGTTATTTCTGCTTAAATGCAAAGCGACAACAACAGGGTTTCCACTGCTATCGGAAACAGATGTAACCACAACAACGGAGGCGGGAACCGTGTCAGACTTCAAGAGAAGAACGGGCTTTTCTATCATTTCCGGAAGTTTGAGAATGACATTGTCGGAAAGCTCGTGACCGTGAGTATCAACGGCCGCCTTTCTCTGGGCCTTCGTTACAACAGACTGTGCCATCACAATCGGCTCATTCGCAAGACCAGCAGCTTGCAAATATTCCGATGTATTGTTCAGGTAGAACAAATCCGTCGGGCGCATCTTCCCAGCCTTGTAATCTGCAAACTGTTCTGCGAACGGGCGATTATTGCCTTTTACAGCCGCATCCATAACCGAGTAAGATATCTTTCCCGCTTCTTCCGCATCGCTCCTTGCTTCCATACCGTCAATCAAAGCCCGCTGCGCTTCGGACAGCCTGTTATAGGCTTCCTGTGCAGAGGGCTTTCCTTTTAGCTTTTTGAGGATACGGTTCAAGAAACCTTTAATGCCGGTGGCGGCTTCCGTATTTCTTGCGCCGATGTACTCCAGCATATCCCGGCTGCCCAAAAGATCACCGCTGATATCGGCAGCGACTTCCTCCGCAGCTGCATTCGGGTCAAGCTCAATTCCATTGCGCTCGTACAGTTCGGTTTTGGCATTCATCATGCCCTTTACCATATCGGCATAGTCGGGGTTCTCTACCAGCGTATCAATCATCCCGGAATACTTGCTATCAGCTACAAGGTCGTGAAACATCTCATGCCCGAAAGTAACCATCAGCGGATCGCGGGAATTGATGTTGACATAAATGGCGCCATCCGGTGCGCGATAGCCATTGGTCAGTCGGTACTGCCCATTGACCTGCACCGCACCCTCAAACCACACGATAGTCTTGCCAAGGTATTTCGCTGCATTGTTCACCTCGGCAACAGCTTTCTTTTTACTGCCGAGAATTTCAGCTTTCTTATAGCCGATCTCGGTATTGCCGCGCACATCGGTATTGGTGATCTCCTTGATACGGCGCTTGCCGTCTACATCGGTAATGGTGTTTTGCTCAACGGAAAGCCATCTTTCATCTGATTCCCGCTGCATCTGCTCCGCCTGCGCCTGCATATCGGCATCGAACTGGGCAGCAGCCTGTTCTCCTGCAGCAGCGACACGCTGGGCATATTCCGCCTGGGAGATCGCCTGTTTACCGGACTTCGCAATGTTCTGCGTAGCCACTTCGATAGCGGCAATATCCTGTGCTGTGTTTCCGCTGAACTGTACGCCGGTCAACTGGGAGAATGCCTGTCTTGCGGCAGGGTCGTTATTGATGCGAGCAGCTACGCCTTGGTTAGCGGCTACACCGGCAAGGGCGCTGTTGTAGGCTTTCTCTCCTGCGTTGGCAGGATTATCAACTGTGGGCGCAAAAGCCTGCCCTACGCTGCCCTCGGCTGTTTTAATGGATTGTGTGCGCTGGGCATCGGTAATAGCTGTTGCTACGGCTTGCGGAGTAGCTTCCACATTCAGCTTTTGGGCTGCCTGCGCCAGCGCATCCGCTTTGGAGACCATCGCCTTGATCTCATTGATGGAGACCTGGGTAATATCGTTCTGGATTTTGGAAAGGCCGCTCTCGGCATCATAGGTGAGGTTTGCTTCATACAGTCTGCCCACCATTTGGCTGCTGGGGTTCTTCTGCACCTCCGCCGCATAAATGGCAGGTGCGGTGCCTGCTCCTTTCTCCATACCCTCCTGCACCTGCTGCGCTACGGCAGCAGGGGAAGCATTCAGTGCCTTGCCTACACGGCTGTAGGTGACGGAACGCATCGCAGCGTTGCCGCCGCCCAATACACCGCCTGCAAGAGCACCCAGCAGAATATCATAGCCGAAGTTGTCCATCTCGTCACTGTCGCCGGTGAGGGCCTTTTCAATGGCGTAGTTGATAACATCCTCTGCACCCTCCTCAATGCCTTCGGAGAGAGCGTCCCGCAGCCACTTGCCACCCACGGAATTGGCGAGGTTATACAGGCCGGGGGCTTCCGCCATTAGTTTCTTGGCCACGGCCTGCCCGGCGGCAGACTTGCCCAGCGAGCCATACAAACCACCAAACTGTTCGGTAAGCATGGAAGCGCCACCGGCAGCGGAGCCGAGTACGAATGCTGTATCCGTATTCCCGTACTTCTCATAGGCATCTGCATATTTATTGCCCGCGGCGGATGCAGCCATCACGGGCAAACCGGAGCCGGGGAGGATCGCGTTTGCAACAAGGGACGGCACCATGTTCGAGATCGTATTGACCAGCTGCAGCGCTCCGCCCTCAACAGCACCAACGCTGGCTACATTCTTTTCGTGGCGCAGTTCTGCCTGCGTCTTATAGTCCGTGATGGGGATTTCTCTCTTATCGGCAAGCCCGGCCCGCTTTACGGCTTCGGCACCGCTTACGCCGCTTTCCATCAGCCGCTTGGCTTCCCAGGCCTGCGCTTCCGGATTACCGGAAAGATACGAAGATGCTGCAGCGGCATACTGCCTCATGCTTTGGAATGCATTCTGCACACCAGCAAGGGCAGCATCGCCTGCCTTGAATTTATTCTCGTCCGGGTTGTAGTCCTCTACCGCTTCCGCATTTCGCTGGTTCTTCCACTGGGTATAGGCGTTCTCGTACTCAATGGCAGCCTTGTTGGCAATCTTCTGCTGCTCCTTGGCCTGCTGCGGCATATTCCCAGCTCGCATATAGGCCCCGGCCTTAATTGCTGCGTCGTCCCTCTGTTTCTTAATCGTATCCAGCTGCTCCTTCATGGCATCGCTTTGTTTACGAGAAGAAGCCCCAGCAGGCGCAGCCTGTGTAGGCTGCGTGCTGGGGGCAGAGGGATTATATTGGGTAGCTTTCTTCACAGATTGAACAAGAGAGTCAATGCCGCTCCGCTGGTAGTTCTGCTCAAGCTCCGCGGCAGGCGATGCACCGATAGATTTTTGATAGTTTTGTTCCAGCGTTTTTCTATCCATTTTTCCTCCTGTTATTCAAGTCCGAGAAGTCTTGCCGCCATTGCATCAGAATAACCGGCCCGGCGCAACATGTTGTAGGAGTCCTGCAAGGCGGCATTGTAATTTGGGTTGTCCTTTTTGGTTGTTTTTGTCTTTGGCTTCGGGGCTTTTGCCAGCCCGGCGGAATAGCTTGCCTGCGCATTCATCTTTCCGCTCTGCGGCTCCCGGTTCGCCTGAATCATGTCAAGGTATGCCTGATTCACCGCATCGGAATAGGCGTTATCCGCATCGGCAAGGCTGCTGTTATAGCGGTTGTTCAGCCGGACATAGGAGCTTTCCGCAAGGCCGCCATTGATGCCCTCACGGGCCAGCTGCCCGGGGAGGTTCTTTAGCGCCATCTCTTTGGCAATGTACGCCCTGCGTGCATTGTCCTCCCGCTGCTGGGCCGCCTGTTTCTGCTGGGCCTCATACATCTGCTGGTTGTAGGCAAGCAGCTGGTCATAGGCAGCGGTCTGCGCATCCAGCTGCGCTTTCAGGCTCTCAAGGTATGCGTCCCGCTCGGAGGTGTCCGTCACGGTGGAGGAAATTGTCGGGGAAACTCCAGCCAGGTTAGCCTTTGCCGAAGCAAGAGCTCCGCCCTTTATCGCTGCATCTACAGCGCCCCAGCCGGGCTTATTTACTTCGGAGCCTGCTGCTGCGGCCGCCCTCGCCACATCGTAACCTATCGGCTTGACTGTGCCGGTGTTTTTGATGGTGTTGCTGCTTCCGCCATCGTTTACAAGGGTCACATTCTTTCTCAGTGCCAAAATTACCCCTCCTTGTCATATGCCGCTGTGTCATACTGCTCCACAGCGGCTAAAATTCTCCCACGCAGCGCCTGCGCGCTGGCGTGTTCGGTTCTGTATTTTTCTTTGATGTCTTCCAGCTCGGCGACCAGCTTATCATAATCGCTCGGCGCCTGCGTATCGTCATTGAGATACTGCCGCACCAACGCCAAAAACGCGCTCCAGTGCGGTCTGATATAGGCAGGGCAATCTTTCCTTGCGTACCAGTCATGGTGCTGATAGACTGCGGTTTCATCCAAGCCATGCCGTTTTAGAATAGCAGCGCAAAGTCTTGCACCGTTATCTTCGGCAATCCGGTTATACTCGGCATCAGTTCCGTCCATGATGATCTCGATGGCGATGGTAGTGCTGTTGCCGGGGCCATAGTTTCCATCAGCAGCGTGCCAGCCGACCTCGCTTTCGTCAAGGTTCTGCCATGCTTCGTTCTCGTCCACATAGTAGTGGACACGGACGGATCCCATATTGCAGTTCGGGTAGGTCGCGCGGGTGTACTGCTCCGCCATTGTGGTACCGCTGGGGACTTTAATCCGACCAGTATTGTGAATAGTCACACCGTTAATGGCGGATAACGCCCGGTTTGCCTTGTACTGCGTACCTTTACGGTATGTATAACCGGCCTCGGTATAGTCTCGGTTCCATACGGCGCTATCAGGAATAAGCTTTTCACAGATTTTTACGCCGTTATCATAGCGTACATTATCGGGAGAGAGGAAAGCCATTAGGCTTCCCCCTTTCCTTCGGCATCCAAAATAGCCGCATCAGTGTGTTTAACCATCCCCGTTGTGGTAGCATCATAAGTACCACCGGCAGCCAAGGCCACGATAACCGCATTAAGCAGGCACAGGATAACGCCCTGCACCGTCAGCTCGGCTCCTGCAAACGCTTCTGCGCCCACGAGGATAAGTACGGAAACGATATAGGCCAAGAGGTTAGTGTTGATGTTCCGCAGGGGGGTCTGCTTCAAAAACTGGGTGATGATAGTGACCATCATCACAGCGCCGGCATAGGTTCCAAGGGTTGTCCAGGTTACAAATTCGTTCATAGTTACGCTCCTTTTCTCTGCTCAAGGTTGGTCACCCTTTTGTTAAGGGCTTTGTTCTGTTCTTCCAAAACGGGGATCCGTTCCGCGAAGTTATTGTGCAGCCGCACCTCCCGGGTCAGTTCTTCCAGCTTGGTGTCGGTTACGGCCTGCGCCCGTTCCATCTTGTTGTCCCGCTCGGCATTGCTCCGGCTGTTGGTTATCACCACCGCCAATACCGACGCCACACCTGTGATAATTGCTACCCAAACACTTGCATCCATATCAGTCCTCCTTACTCAGCCGCAGCAGCATATCATACTCCTGCGGGCTGATTATTTTTTCTGCTTCCTCTCGGGGTAGATGCATTTTGAATTTCTTGTTGATGTTGTTTTGCTTATACCATTTGTTCCAGTAGTACACATTGGCCAGTGCTCTCGCCTTGTGCATCACACAGATATTGGTACTGCGGCAGTTGACCGAGCCGGTCTCCTGATAATTCCATGCGGAGCACCATGCGCAGCCGGAAGCGACCGGACATTCCCAGCATTCATCCGTAGACTGCGAACGACGGGTAATGCTGTCAAGGTATTCCTTAATTGCTTTGTGCTCCGGCTGCTCAAATACCCCATCGACGGTACCGACGATAATGGGCGGGACATCGTTGCCCAAAGAGGATGGCATATACCGCAGGCAGGGGTAGGCAATACCATCGGGGTCAAACGCCAGCATGGCCCCGGTACCGCCGCACCAGTTCCCGTTTTCTTCTGGCGGAAGCGGGTGGAAATTATCTTCCGAGAACAGGGAGACCGTGGTACCGTCGTTGTTTTTCAGCAGCTTATCAGCCATCTGCTTCATTTCATCGTACAGCACCTTGGCGTGCTCCGGCGTCCACTTGGCTTCATGCACACAGTTGGCGCGTATTGTTTTCATGCCCTCGGCCATAAAGAAGTCCACGATGCGGTTAAGATTGTGGATGTTCTCCGGGGCAATGGTCACTTTCGTCCCCAGTTCTTCATAGAAATGAGCGTTAAAGTGCTTCATTGCCGCGTAGGCATCATCGAAGTTGCCGCGCCCATCGTGATAGACCCGGCAGGCATCATGGATTTCTTTCGGCCCGTCAAGCGTTACAGCGAAGCTCAGATTATTCCGGAACTTGTGGAGGAACTCCTGCACTTTCGGTTCAAAGTACAAAGCACCATTCGATGTGATATTGACCCTCCATGTATAGATCCACGGGTGCTGCAGCTCCAGGCAGCGCCGCACAAAGTAGGTGCAGATATCATCGATCACATCAATAGCCATCAGAGGTTCCCCACCGATCATATCCAGAACAATGGCCTTTGTTTTACGGTTGATAAAAGTCCCCTTATCTTCCTCCCACATTTTGAAAAGGAGGTCTACCCCTTTTCTGGCCGTTTCTTTTGACATTACCCGGTGCCCCTTATGCCCCTGGTAGCAATAAGTGCAGGCCATCGGGCAGTCATCGGTCACCTGAAAAGTAATGTCACGGCAGAGAAATTCCTCCGGCAGCATTTTGGCGCTCTCCTCCGGGTACAAGGTGCAAAGGTAATCCGCATAGCTTATTTCGCTTCGCTTCATACGGCCTCCATCTGATACTCAATGGCGCACTCGTCAAAGTTAAAAGAGTAGCTCATAACTGTACCATCGGGTTTAAACCGATCGCTTACTGCTCTTTTTGCTAATTCCAATTCTACGCCTTTTGCCTCGCAGCTATCAGAATACAGCTGTAGATTTTTTTCCAAGACATCTGACTGAGACATCAAATAACGCAGAACGCCTAATGCCGCGTTGTACTCATACCAGAGGCGTTCCACACAGACGCTATCCTGTTCGCCGATGTTCACTTTAACCGTCATTTAAGCTCCTCCTTATAAACCGACAACATAATTATTATATGCATCCTCGGTTTTCAGCACTTCATTAATCAGTGCTTTAAGGTCCTCAATTCTGGTAGAATCATATGCATAAATACCCATCAGTTGTCTCTTTAAGTCCTCCATTAGGAACCATTCCATTGTGTTTTCCACACAATCTTTATGTGCATCAAGAACTTTAAGGCAATAGGATATTACTTTATCGATGCCCTCAGCATTGCGCTTGCGATCAAAGATAAAGAAACCTACAACTGCAGATTTTGTGCGTTCGTCATATTTGCTCCCTGTTGCTTCCTCTACTTTCTTGATAAGAGAATTAGCATAAGCCTGCAGTTCGGCTTCTGTACATTCTACCACCGGCTGCATCGGTTGAGCACACATAATATAATAGAGCTCTTTGCCTTTCGAACTCTTACTTTCTTCGAGTGCGTTTTTTATCTCGTCAATCGAGATTTCTTTCATTTCTGCAATCCTTGTCACGATGATCGCTTGATTTACTCCAAACATATGAATACCCTCCATTTATTCTTTTTAGCTTGACATCCGAGCTTGTGTTCCGCAACTGCCGCTACAACCTCTAGTGCAGCCCTTTGCACAATTCGACATACATCCTCCGGAGCAACCTCCAGAACATGACCCTGTGCAATCCATTCTGCATGCCGCTGTGCAGTTACTTGTGCACCCGTCTCTCCAGCAAGCTCCTCCGCACGAAGTGCTACAACCTCCAGAACAGGTCCCTTGACAGTCACCAGTACAGGTTCCACTACATCCGCTGCAATCATAAGAGCAAGAGCCTCCACAACCAGAACAGCTGTTATAGCATCCGGAGCTGCACAGTCCGCTGCAGCCGGATGCGCAATCCGAACCGCTGCCACGCATGGGATATGCTTCATGGGCTGCCAGCTTTGCATCCAGTGTGGCAAGCTCCGGGACGGCGTCCCCAGCTGCTTTTTCGGTATACCCACTGGGCGAAATCGCGTTGATCGGTACGACCAGCTTGTTAAGGTGTTCCGGTTTGACGATGACCCCATTGGCGGGGACAACGCTGTAGTCGTAGGCTGCTCCGGCATAGGCCGTCAGAGAGCCGGAGCGGCAGCGACGATTCATTTCCGCTTTTACCCTTGCTTTAAGGCTTACAAAGTCCGAGGCAAGAATCTGGTTCTGAGAATTAAGAGCCAATATGTTTCACCCCCTTAACTGAATGCCGCGCCAACAGCTACCCATGCAGTGCCGTTGTGGTATTTGATAATACCGCCGTTTGCGGTATCGATCCACAGCAGCTTGGTATCCGGTGCCGTAGCGGAAGCTACAAAGCCACCGCCGCCGGATGGCGCATAGATGGCATTGCCGGAGATACTGCCCCCACCGTTGATGATCTCTGTTATCATCACCTGTACCTCCATGTCCGCATTGGGCTTTTCGCCCATTGCCTTGGCGGTAAGGGTACCGTTGTTGTTCTCAATCCAAAGGGCAGATGTACCGCTGTCGAGGATAACGCCAAGAGCGGTTGCATCCATCTGGATATCCACCTTGCTGTTTACGGTAATGTCGGAAAGGGTTATGGTCTGCGCATAGGGGCTTGCAGCTCCTGTCCACCCGGCAGCGGTCAGGGTAACGCTCGCTTTCTTTACCTTGCAGGCGTTAATCGCTGTCTGCTGTGCAGTGGAAACAGGCTTATTGACATCGCTGGTGTTATCTACATTTCCAAGTCCGACCTGGGCTTTGGTCACGCCATGTGGGTTAGCCTTATCGGAAACATGGGTATAGGGGGCCTGCTTCACATTGTCCACATTGCTAAGGCCAACTTGCGTTTTGGTTACTTCGTGAGGGTTGGCCTTGCTTGCGATATGGCCGGGCACATCCGCCAGCGCCGCGTTAAATGCGGTTTCCGTTCCGGTGTATCCTGCTTCTACGGCAGTCTGGTAGGCGGATTTGCCATCCTTTCCTGCTGCACCGGCAGGACCTTGCGGCCCCTCCGGACCCACTTCGCCCTGCGGCCCCTGAACGCCCTGTTCGCCTTGCGGGCCTGTAGCGCCGGTAGCACCAGCCGGGCCGGTTGCGCCGGTCTCACCCTGCGGACCTGTAGCACCGGTATCTCCTTTTTCGCCCTTATCGCCTTTGGGCAGTACAAAGTCGAATACCGCAGCAGAGGTTGTGCCGCTGTTGGTAACGGAAGCAGCAGCGCCGGAGGTTACTGTACCTATTTTAATAGTAGCAGCTGCACCGTCAGCACCGGGAGAACCGGCTGGGCCTTGCGGGCCTGTCGCGCCTGTTGCACCAGTAGCGCCTGTGGGGCCTTGCTCGCCAGTGTCCCCTTTGTCGCCTTTCTCACCCTGCGGGCCTTGTTCTCCAGCAGCGCCAGTAGCACCGGTAGCGCCAGCTGGGCCTTGCTCGCCTTGTGGCCCCTGTACGCCTTGAGGGCCTTGAGGGCCGATGGGGCCTTGCAAAGCGCCAACGCTTACCCAGTCATTGGCCGTCTCGCTCCAGATGTAGCACTCGCCGTCCTCCTGCACATAGTACATCTTGTTGTTCCCGGCGGGGATCGCGTTTTTCAGCGCTGCCAGTGTAGGATAGCTGTCCTCGATATACAGGCTGGTTCCATCTTTACCGGCAGGGCCTGTCGGTCCTTGCGGTCCCATAGGCCCCTGCGCACCAGTAGCGCCGGTAGCGCCTGTTGCACCAGTATCACCTTTGTCTCCCTTTTCGCCCTTTAAGCCACGAGGGCCAGCAGGGCCTTCTGCACCTGTAGCACCTGTCGCCCCGGTTGCGCCTGTGGCTCCGGTATCGCCCTGTTCACCCTTGGGGCCTGCGGGACCAGCCGGGCCTTGTGCGCCGGTAGCGCCTGTTGCACCACGGGCACCGGTTGCGCCGGTATCACCCTTGGGGCCAGTATCGCCTTTATCACCTTTGGGACCGGTTGCGCCTGTGGCACCAGTAGCACCGGCAGGACCCTGTTCGCCTGTTTCGCCCTTGGGGCCCTGGATACCCTGTACGCCCTGAATACCCTGCGGGCCTCTTGTGCCCTGGGCACCCTGCTCGCCCTGTACGCCCTGCGGGCCTTGCGGGCCTCTCACACTGACGGCCTGCGGGGCAATGGCGGTATCCTGAATGGTGAAGGACATAACACCGCTGGCATCTACAGAGGGAACAATAACGGGGCCTGTCAGGCCTTGGTCACCCTTCGGCCCCTGCTCGCCTGTGTCGCCTTTCTCGCCCTGCGGGCCGGTATCGCCTTTCAGGCCGGTGATGATGGTCTGCTCGCCGTCATCGGTCACAGTTCCGTTGGCAAACTTCATGCGGCTGCGCTGCGGGGCTACTGTCCCGTCCGGCTTGACAATGATGTGGCCGGAGGAGCCGGTCGCTTCCCATGTTACGCCATCTTCGCTGGTTTCCAGCACCTTGTCATCGTTAAGGCGGATGTACTTCACATTGCCGGTCAGGATCCGCTTTTCCAGCTCTTCCTGTACGGTCGATGCCGCACCGCTGATATCCTCTGCGCCCATGTTGGCGGCAGCGGTCAAGGCATTCAGCGCGTCCACCAGGCTGTTGTACGCGGGGATCACTACCTCACGCACGACCTGCTCTACGGAATACTGCATCTCACTGGCAGACAGGCCGGGGGTCGTTTCCTGTCCGATTACACCCACCCTGTTGCCATCGCTATCGGTAAATACAGCGTCCGGGGTATAAGCATTGCCATCGGACGCTTTTATTTTTTCAAACATATCTTACCCCCTGTATTTCTTGGTTTCTCGGTACTCTACGGCAATGTTTTCTATGCCGAAAGGCTCCGCATTGGCATTAGAGAACCGGAAGCGCACCTTATCCAGATTGCGCATATCCAGCTTGCGCCCCAGCACCTTTGGGGTGGCATCGGTACTCCATGTCCATTTCGACCAGTCGATGTCCTCCCACGAGAAAAACCTTGCCGTTCGGGCATCGGTCAGGATGGAGATCCATTTGCCGCTGCACATCGCATAGGCGTTTACACTGGTGCGCACAAAAGCGGACAGCCTGCAGGCCATGTACCGGAAGTGTTTGCTGGAGTAAAAGGTCTTGCCATCGATATCTGGGGTTTCCCACTGGCACCCTACTGGTGTGTATGTCTCCCCGTCCATCGTGTCGTTGTAGGAGTTGGGAGCGGTCTCATCGGTATTGAATTTGCATACTTTGCCATCCGCCGTGCCAAAGAACAGTTCGCCGTTATCGTCCCAGATCACCCTTGCGGGTATTCCGGTCAGATAAAAGCACTCGTACTGGTAGTTGGAATACGGCTCCCCATCCTCGTAGTGCTTTTGCAGCAGGTCAAGCACATACACGCCAGCACCGGCCGCAATGAAATAAAAGTCCTTGTGGATGCAGGCATAGGCATCGACGATATTGCTTTCCGAAAGCAGCTTCGGATTGATATAAAAGCTGCGGCTCTGCACATAGCGCTCGCCGGTCACATCGGAAGCAGTCAGTGCGAAGATGCCGGTGGAGGAAAGGAACAGCGGCTCGTTATCGGTCGGCACAAAGCTGTGCGGAGCGATTGCGCCGTGTCCGGTGATTACATTTCCGGTCTTAAAGGCAAAGGTCTCCACGCTGTTGCCGAGATCATCGGTCTCCGTTACCGTGGAGCCGGTGCGCACATACACCGCGCCGGTGGTTCCGCTCTTGTGGGCCGCTATCCTGTCGCCCACGATGGAATAACCTACAATGCGCTCGCTGTCCTCGCCCAGTATCGAATAGGATAGATCGGAAAAATAGGAAAAATCATTCTGCGCCGACCAAAAATCCCTGTTCTTAAAGTTCGGATCGCCGGTCACAAATAGCCGGGTGCCCGTCTCGCCATACACAATACAGGTATCGCAGTTCGTAATGCGGCTGCGGCTCTCGCTCCTGTCCTTGGATGCAGTGATATATACATTGTCCGCGCCCTCCAAAGGGGATTTACCCGGAGCGGCTACGAATGTCACGGTGCCGCTGGTGCGGTTTACAGTAAAGTCGGTAGTCTCCACCTTGTCTACAAAGGAACCGTCAGCTTGCAATATCTTTGCCGTTACAGGTGTTGTATCCAAATTTTCAAGGGAAAGTTGGAATACTGTTGCTGCTGCGGTCTTCTCTCCTACATAGAAAGATTCCGTCCACTTATCCGACATGAGGTTGATATCCTCATAAGTTGTTCCGCCGGTACCATCCGGATTTTTATTGATAACGATCCTCGGTACATAGGCGCTGTCCGATACATTAGCCACGGTAAAGGTGTCGCCACTGTGCGTTACCTTGTAGTAGTGTGCTCCATCCAGCAGGTACAGCGCTTTATCGAAGTTCTTGCCAACCGAAAAGGCATCGTTCATGGCGGAAGAGATCAGCGTATCGCCTGCATACAGTTTCGTGCCCGCATGGATAATATCTGCCCCATCCAGAGAGAACCGACCATTGATACGGCCATCGTATACCGCCGTTTTGGCAAAGCCAAGGCGCTTTCTCACTCGACCGGGGGAGGAACGGATCATGTTCTCGCAGTTGGGGCTTCTTCTTGGGTCGATATTGGTTGCGCCGCTGGAAAAGTCGCAGCCATAAAAGTCGTTAATGACCATGGCGTTGGTCTTTACCACATCAGCGCTGGGGAGTTTTGCCGGGGAATATCTCATTTGCTCCCCTCCTTACATCATGAATACGGTTTCAATTACTTGGTGTTTCTCGATGTCCTCGTCCGTCATAGCGCCTACCATCTCTGCAAAGCGTCCGGTGAGGAACTGATTCAGCGCCAGTGTCTCATCAATGCCGCTTGTGGCATCAATGGCCAGCCGAAGTGGAATCAGCGGAACCGCCTTGGGCTCCACCTCTATCTCGGTCGCACCGGAAGCGCCTGCAAGGGTGGCGTGCCGGTGCTTATACTGGATATCGAACTGCCCGCTGTAATGGTACGGGATCGCAATATGGTATTCATCCAGCCGCCGGTAGTCGGAAAAGTCGCGGAAGGTCACGCCGTCACCGGAGAAAAGGATTTTCACCATGCCGTTCATCTGCTGGGGCAGCTCATACGGCACCCATGCTATGTGCTCCGGGATTTCTACCAGCGGGAATGCATAAAACGCAGCGTTTCTTACCTGGAATGGGTACTGCGATTCCAACTTGATACTGCCGTTAAAGCTGCCGGAAAGCCGCTGGAACTCAGAAGCGGTAATCTGCTGCCGGGCCCCATCGATAGTCGCTGTTAGAACACCGCAAATTTCAAGCGTGTAGGCTTTTGCATCACTGTTGGTAAACTCGTAGGTATCACCGGGATAAACCGTCTTAGCTTCAAAATGGGAGCCCTCCATGCACCGAGGCATATTCTGAACGATGCTGATGGATTCGATCAGCGGGAACTGCGATTCCACCATGGCAACAGCACCGTCCAGCAGGTGCTCCATTCTGTCCTTGTAGTCGGCTATAAATCCGTTGCTTGCGGCAGCGCCGTTTACGGTGGCTTCATCTATCCACCGCAGCGCACCATTGATGGCATCGTTCTTGTTCATTTACTCACCCCATGTACCCTGCTTCTTCAAGGATGCGGGCGACTTCTTCGGGTACATCCACCCATTCGCCGCGCTTGATCTGATAGGTGTAGCCGTTGATGCACACAGGCACTACGACATCTTCTTTGTTCAGCTTGTCCTTCGGCAGACGGATGCGTACCTTCTTGCCCTTGGCGAGTTCCTCGCCTGTCTCTTTCTCTACGATCTCTCCGATCATGTCGGGATTGTCAGCCTTTTTGATGTTAGCCATATTAAATCCTTTCTGTAAAAGAAGGGAGGGGCGTTACCCCCTCCCTTGTATTTGGTTAGGCGGTAGCCATGGACTGAATGCAGACCATCGCCAGCTCCTGCAGGCGAACAGTAACCGCCATCGCTTTCCAGCCGACACTCGCGCGCTGGTTCAGGGGGTCCTCGGTACCGGCGGAGCCAGTGGGCTTGATGATGATTTCGGGCTTGGAGGAGCCGTTCACATCGACCACGCCGTAAGCGTCCTTGCCTACGATAAGGGTCTTATGCAGGGTTCCCGCAGTAGCGGTCTTTGTGTCGGTGGGACACATGGTAGTCAGAATGAAACGGACACCATGGATACGGCCGATCTCGCCCTTCATGATGTTCTCAGCGCCGTTGTACTTGGAGATATCCTGCCACAGGCTGTCGTTCTGCAGGTCGTATGCTACATCGGGATCACAGAAGCCGATGTAATAGCCGCCCTCCAGGGGCTCGGCGTTGTTGTTGCGCAGGGTGCGCACCGCTTTCTTGATCTCCTCGCTGTTTACCACCTTACCGGCGGCAATAGCGGCAGCGGAAGCAGCGCCGCCAGCAAACTGCTGGGAAGTACCCTTGAAAATAACATCCGCGCAGCGTGTCTCCAGGGTCTTGGCGGCGTTTTCGCCCATCAGCGCAGCGGACTCTGTCAGGACGGGGTCGATGCCGACCATGCTGATCTTGTCAGACAGGCGGACCCAGTTGCCCTCCTGCGCCACGGTAGCGGTCACAGCGGTGATGGACAGGTTGTCGCCGTCAGGGGTCACGCCCTCAGTCAGGGATGCCGCAGGGACATCAAGGGAGTTGAAGCGGCGGAAGTTGATGGTGTCACCCTCGTTCTTCGGCATGGGGCGCTTCTGACCATACTTGAGGAAGGTCAGATTGGGCAGCAGCCGGGACAGCAGGGTACGATCGTAAAAGGTTTTCTGTTCAGCGGTAAGATTACCGTAAGTCTGGGTAGTAGTTGCCATAGTTTTATACACTCCTTAATTTTTTAATTCCCCCCGGAGTGCAGCTTGATACAGCTTTTCAAAGTCTTTGTCCGACATCTTCATGTAGTCGGCTTCGGTTTCGGGGCTTTCGCCCGTCAATGCTCCGGGAGATGCTTGTGCGTTGTTGTTGATTCTTCGGAGCGTGTCTTCCTTTGCCTTGTTTGCAGCATCGTTGGCGAGGTCAAAATAGCTGTTCGCCAAAATTGTGTTGAACGCTGCATCCACGCTGCAGGGCGTCCCCTGCTGGGTGCAGTAGTCCATCAATTCAACCACTTGGTCCTTTAGCTTTGTGAATGTCTGCCCTCTTACAGGGTCAGCCTCCAGCTCTCTCATGCGCTCATTGCTCCGCAAGCGGGTAATCTCCGCTTCCAAGGATTGATTTCGGTAAGCTGATACGGGGTCGGTTTGGCCGTCCTCGTCCAGCCGCTGCATCGCAACAAAGGCTTCGTACTCCGCCTTTGTGGTGATGGGTCTGTCATTGTCATAATGATTGGTCAGGCCCATGCTGCGGATAAAGTCGTCCACGCTCTTTTGGGATGCTTCTTTGATTCTCCGTGACACACGCTGTGTCTCGGTCGGTTCTTCCTGCACCGCAGGTTCTTCCTGCTCGACAGGCTCGGTTTCCTCTACTGCGGGAGAGGAGTCGATATCTTCTTCGATATCTTCATTAGCAGCAGTCATGATTTCTTCGTCCATAAATTCCTTTCTGTGGCGAGGTTCGGTTTGTTCCGTTTAGCAGCCACTTAAAAATTGGTTATCCCTCCAAGGGGTTGGTCACATAGGTCGGTGTTCTGTTGGTGCATTTGGGGTTGATGCACTCCAATTGAAGCTTGATAAATGCCTTGGTCTCCGTGTCGGGGGATTTGTCCCCGGTAAAGGACAGGTATTTGCCTGTGATCCGCATCTCTGCCTTACAGTTTGGGCACAGCATTGTTGCCACCTCCTGTGAACTTGTCCATGACGGTCGGGGCCTTCGGCACATCCGGCAGCGGAACTCCGCCAATGCCGGAAACGCTCTGTACGCCGTTCACTTCTTCCTCCGGAACGCCAGGCATGCCCACCGCTTGCGGCTGGGTTTCCCGCATTCGCTTGAACTTCTCCTTGAATGGAGCTACATTCGGGTCGGACAGCTCGATGTACTGGTCGATTGTGATATCTCCCCGGTCGAGCATCTTATCCAGTGTGGCCTGTGCCAGCACCGCAGAATACTCGGACGATGCACCTACATCCACCTGCAGGTCAAAGTCGTACATGGCGTAGTCAGTACCCGTAAATGCTCTGCCGGATACCTCGTCCCCCATCTCAATGACGATCTCCCGCTTGTCGGAGCAGTAGGTTTTGAAAAACTCCATCCAAATGCGGCCGATCTCTTTTACTGCGTGCCAGTATCTGCGCTGGATCTCGTTGACAGGGGTCTGTGCTTGGTTCTGCAAAGCGATGATTGCCGATGCTGCCATGTTTGCGCCCAAGGACTCGCCGGTCGTTACCTCGGTCGTGCCTGTTACTACACGGGTCAGGTCTATCATGTCGTTGCTGACCTGCGTAGCAGCAGACGAAAACGCCGGAGGCTGCAGGTACGATATCCCGCCGTTGGAGTAGTCGGTGACGATTTCCCCCGGCTCGTTGGTCAATGGCTGTCTGATTGCGCCGCGCCTTGCCACAATCTTTGGAAAGCCCATCTGCTGGATGGCCAGCGCCTGCATCCCGTACATAAAGTTGATGAGCTTTTGGTTGGGGATAAGCCCCTCGATCTCGCCGATGCCGTAAAAGCAGGCTTTACGCAGCTTCCAGTTGAGCGCCGCCACAGGGTACAGCTTGATGCGGACGGGGCTGCCCTGCGGGGTAAGCGGTACTGCTTTGCATATCTCCACGCTGCGGGTCGCTTTATCAAATACGACCTCACCGTTCTTGCGGTAATACTTGGTCAGCACCGTGACCTTTTCGTTTTCCTTGCCGTCCAGCTCGATTCTTTCCGCTTGATAGGTGCTTGCATCCTCAAATTCATCGGGGCAGATGCTTGCCACCTTTTCCGCAGGCAATCCCCTGTCCTTTGCCATCTTCCGCACGGCTGACAGTTTGAGCCGCTGGGCGATGATGAGGTAGTCCTGCTTCTGCACATCCCGGAGCTGCGGGTTGGCTACAAAAAAGTTAAGAGCATCCACGGTTTCCCCGCGAAGCTCCCCTACATATTTGTCGCCTGTAACGCTGGTGTCCCAGTAAAAGTGCCATATGCCTGTGCCGTTGGTCGCTGCATCGTCACACGCCTCGTTGCACAGCTTGTCCATGTCGGCTCTGTCCCAGATCGTCCGTGCGTACTCGGTGCAATTCTCGGCGGCGTCTTGGTGCATCTGGTCAAGGATTTCGTCACCGCTGGCGCTGCCCTGTCTGTAGACGATGCTGACAGGCTGGTCAAGCACGCTGGAGCGCTTGCTGCGGACGATCATGTCCACGATGTTGAGGACGGGCCTCGGCAGGTTTTTGGTGCGCTCTGTCGCTTGCGGCCACTGGTCGCCCTCCTTAAATCGCACAAAGGTCGGGAATTTGGTGCTAAAGCCCATCTTGTTGTGGTACGCTACACCCTCTCGGTATAGTGTCCACAGGGTTACATCACTCATATCAATCCTCCGGGCCGTTAAGCCACTCGTTGAATATCTTGGTTGCATATTGCTCCTGCGCCGTCTGGTCGTCCCCTAACGCCCACAGGATCAGGCGTTTTAGCCATCGTCTTACCATACCTGATACCCTCCTTGTTCTTCGGTCTGCCGCAGCTCCGGCGGCAGCTTGTACTTGGTAACCGGCGGCTGTCCCGCATACGGTCTCCCGCTGCAAAAATACCTGATTGCATCAGGCGCATGGGTCAGCTCGTGCGGGTCAGATGCCACATCGTTCGGTTTATGCGCATCGTACTGCACCATAGGAATGCAGCGTATGGCATTGCGGCAGTTACGGAAGAACCGCAGCCCTGCCGCCTTTTTGGCTTCTCCTGTCGCAATGTCCTTGGCGTCATACGGTTTCAGCCATTCGTGGACATCCTGCCAGCCGTTGATACGGTCGTTGTCCACTCTCGTCAGTGGGATATCCTGCTCCATAAATATGTCTGCCACGCTGCGGCCTGTGTCGTTACGCCTGTTCCACAAGTCGGGCGGCGCAAGCCATTGCTCTATCTCGTCCGCGCCGTTCAGATCCTTTATCTTCCCGGCAGCTTCCGAAGCGATCAGCCCGCTTTCGTATATCTCCCGGTAAACATAGCCGTTGCCCTCGCCGTCAATGGCAATCCAGTAGCCTGCCAGCATATCCAGGCCATAGTCCATGGCAAAATACCGCCGCCACCATGTGGGGAGCTCTATCGGGTCCATCACATGGATATCGTCCCGCCATTCGGTGAAGTACTGCCCCTCAAATACATTCCAGTCGCCGTCCAACCACGCCTTGCGCATGTTCTCCGGCAGGCTCTCCAGCATTCGCACATAGTCTGGGTCAGATTCCACCAGTACGGTGTTGTCATATACCTTTGCGGAGATAAACTCGTAATCGTCCGGCTGCTCGGCACCGATGTAATCCCGGTCGATAAACAGCCGTTTTACCCACGCATGGCCCACTCCACCGGGGTTTGCCGTCAGATAGATCCTGTGCGGAAAGCTGTTGGCACCACGGTTGCAGGCTACAAGGCAGTTGTACATGAATTCTGTGAATTGCGTTGCCTCATCGATAAAGATGACATCGTACTCCTGCCCCTGGTACTGCAGCACATCGCCCTCGGCTGCACAGTAGCCAAAGCGGATCCTGCTGCCGTTGGGGAATATCATTGCCTTTTCGCTGTCCCGGTAGGTCGCTATCGCCGGTTCCAGCGTCTTGCGCAGCTCCATGATGTGGTTGTTCCACAGGTCTGCATAGGTGCGCCGCAGTATGATGATCTTTATTCCGGGGTAATACAGCGCCAGCAGCGTTGCCTTTGTCCGTACCGACCAGCTTTTTCCGCCGCCTCTTGCCCCGCCGTAGGCGATACGCTTTTTGGTGGAACGCAGAAACATCTCCTGCTTGGGGTTTGGTGTGCCTAGGTCGAGTGTCATTTTGCCAGCTCCTCTGCCCCGCCAAGCACGATCTTGATCTCCGGAACAGCCCCGCCCAGGTCAATCGGCTGGTTTGCCTTGCCGTATACACGGTCAAGGACCGTCTCTGCGCACTTTACCCGCGTTTCTGTTTTCTCATTTGTGTTGTTTAGGGTATCCACCAGCAGCTTAACTGCCGCAGGAGTCGCCGCTTTCAGCATTGCTTTGGCGTCTTCGGGGATTTTCGCCCTCCCACTTGGGTTCCCACTCTGCCCTTTTTTCCATGGGCGCAGGTTCTCTTTGCTTTTCGCACTGCATCCACTGGCCATCTTCGGCACCTCCTTTCAAAATTCATCCCGCCCTATCCCTCCCGGTGTCTACTATGCCGGGCTACCAATTATTGTTACCAAACCGTGGTTATCCGCTTAGTGCCTGTCTTGTTCCCGCACAGCAGGAGCGTCTGCGGCTGCTCATGGTCGCTCTCGCTGCTGGGCAGCAGCATCTTCCGGGCTGCGTAGCCTCCGTACTGCTGCCATGCGGTACAGCTAACCACTACCAGCTGCTTGGTACGGATAACATTGTTGTTACTGTCCACCACGATCTTTTTGGGCTTACTGATGGTGCCTTTGTGGGTATGGCCAACAATCAGAGCGTCAATGCCCTCTATGGTGTAGCCGAAGCGCTCATTGCGGTTGACCGTTGCACCGGTGTAAATGCCGCCGCCGGAGCCATGGGTAACAGCCATCGTATAGCTGGTGATAGGGATATCTCTTGTTACCCTGCGCCCAATCTCCAGTTTGAGGAATGCTATGTCCTCGGCGTAGTAGTCCTCCATGTCCAGCTTGCACATGATATCGCCCATAATGTCTTGGTCGGTGTCCCTGGCTGTCCTCGCTTCGTGGTTACCGGATACCGCGCAGAGTATCTTATCCTTGATGGGCGTTAGCATTTCCACCATCATCTTTTTCTGCTCCCGCGGGCGGATATAATCCTCAAAGGGGCTTCCCACCGCGTTCCGGGTATTGTTGTTGATGAGATCGCCGCCAAGGATGAGATAAGCATCCTCCCGCTCTACCCGGCGGCAGAATGCTTGCCAGCCCTCTTTATCGTGTAGGATGCTGCCCAAATGCACATCAGATACCGGATACACCTTGATGGTGTCGCTCTGCGGGATTTTGCGGACTATTAAATCCATAGGTATCCCCTCCTTTATGGCATAAAGAAAGAGAGCGCCTTTCGGTACTCTCTGGCTGCTTTTGGTAAGGCAGACTATTGCGAACTTGCGGTCTGCCAGCGCGGCACCTTTTTTACGAAGGTCATGTATCTTCGGCCGATGGGATAACGGGGCATCGGCGACCCCGTAAAAAGGAGGTAAAACATGAAGGTGGAGCACCCGATAGGACTTGAACCTATAACCCGCTGCTTACAAGGCAGCCGCTCTACCATTGAGCTACGGGAGCAGATTGCCGGGATTAGGGGCCCGGCTACCCACCAGGAGGAATGTCAAGGAAATTTTGTGTTTTACCACGCTATCAGTATACACTGTGTATGCATCTTATTTCTGCAATGTTTCTGCAAACTTTACAGTTCGGTCAACCCATACCGGCAAAGGGCATATCTCCGGAGGGCTTCGTCCTTATCGTAGTAGATTTGCCGCTCGCTCTCGTTGAACTCCTGGCAAAGTCTCTGTATGTAGCCGTATTCCCGGCGGATGTAGAACAACTCAAGGATGCGCCGCTGCTTTTCCGTCAGGCAGGCCAGTCCTTTCTCAACCTGGGAGGTCTGCCACTTGACTACCGCAAGGTTTGCCGATAGCGCATCCCGGCGGGAGATTGCATTAATCAAATGATCTTCCCGGCCGCAGCCACCGCCCTTTACTGGTGTAGCATCGCTGGTAGCGGACCGGATGCCGTCCATCTGTTCATTGTAGCGGCGGATTTCTTCCGGCAGGCTTTCCAACGAGCGGAGCTTATAGCTATGGCACTTCAGCTCGTCAATGCAGATGCGCTTGTAGTCAATCATGTTTCTCCCTCCTCCGGCGGTTCCTTTTCCGCCCGCCTTTCTCCATAGCTGCAGAAATCCTCCGGCGCAATCTCCATATCAGTAGCATTACAAATCAAGAAGCCGTTAGAATTAACCGTTGCATTTACAAGATATTTGCAGTCTTTGCATCTGACCACCGGAACCGCATCAACAGATTCCTCCGCCAGCATCTTCATCCACTCACAGTCGGCAGGCTCACAGTCCATTCCCGGATACATTCTGTCGCAGATACTACAGATAATTTCCTCCGCAGTTTCACTTTTGATGTATGGCTTAATCATAGACAGCCTCCTTTTCGTCCATCTTTGCACCGCAGTTGGGGCAGTATTTCGACAGAACAAACTCGTCGTTGCAGTCATAAACGGCTTCCTCTTTGCAGGCAGAGCAGATATATCCGCCAATCGGGTCTCGTCCTGCAACTGCGGGATCCCATCCGGTCATTTCGCTTTCGCGAATAGGTATCCATAACCCATGCACCACAGGTGCAACATCAGCGGCTGGGATTTCTGCAAATATATCCACAAGGTCAGAAAGCGGTATGCCTGTTTTCTCACTTATTGTTTCCGCCGCCTTTACGCCAGCAATATATTTACCCATTGTAAGCCCTCCTGTTCCATGCTTCGATTGCTTTTTCTTTGCTGGGCAGCCCAGATACTTTCATCTCCTTTGTGTGGAGACCATCACCAGCCCTATATCTCCCACAACCGGCAGTCCACCCAAAGTCCGCTCTATCGTAGGTATCGTACATATGGATAACGGTTGCAACTCCACCGCACTCAGGGCAGCGTTTCAATTCAGCCATCCTTCATCGCCTCCAGTGCTTTCTCCGCCTCCTCGCGGGTCAGGAATACGGTCTTGCCAAATCCGTTTAGCGATACGCCATACTCCCGCCCTCTGGCACCTATTGGCTCAAGGCCAATAAAGCCGATTTTATTGCCCATACCAATCTGCTTGACCTCGCACTCGCTTATATGCGTATCCGTGTCCAGCAAGGCGAACACCCTCTGGCCCATTTTGCACGGCAGTACCACCAGCCGCCCGTCCTTGTCAGCCTCGGTCAGCTCTTTCATCCTATCCACATCGACGCCGTCAAACAGCGCCGCAATGATAGCCATATCCATGCGCATCGAAGTTACATCGGATGGCATCATGTGCGTGTCCTCGTAGGCAGCGAGACGCAGAAACCGCTCCTCTGGGATATTCCGCGGATACCCGTTTGCAAGGCGGCGCTCGTACTCTTTTCGTTGCGCGTCGGCTTCGCGTTTGTTTGTCAGTCGTTCCATCACTCTACCTCCGCTATTCTTCTGGCGGCCATTTCTACATACGAGGGATTGATCTCACATCCCACAAAACCGCGCCCCATGCGTTTGGCCACCACGCCTGCTGTGCCGCTGCCCGCAAATGGGTCAAGTACAACGCCGCCCTCTGGGCAACCCGCTAAAACACACGGCTCGATCAACTTTTCCGGGAACACGGCGAAGTGTGCGCCGCGAAATCCGTTTGTGCTTACGCTCCAGACGCTCCGCTTGTTCCTGCGCCCCGTCTTGTTTTCACCGTTCCCGTGGCTCTCACGCTCCACCTGTGCGCTGTTGTCGTGAGATCGACCGCCGGTATAGGCTCCGCCGCCTCGAAATGTCCTTGCGTTTCCCTTGGCCGATGTGACTGGTTCGCTGATTGCCGCCGCGTTGAAATAATAGTGCGCTGACTTTGACAGCAGGAAGATGTACTCATGTGACTTCGTGCATCGGTCATTTACACTCTCCGGCATACAGTTCGGCTTCTGCCAAATGATGTCTTGCCGCAAATACCAACCGTCTGCACGGAGGGCAAATGCCAACTGCCAAGGTATGCCGATCAGGTCTTTTTTCTTGTACCCCTGCGGTATGCGCTTTGCGGTGTGTCCGCAGGAATTGCGGGTGTTCGTCGGCGGCTGGTTCCCCGAATTGGTAGCATAGCTATCGCCCATGTTCACCCACAGTGTTCCATTCGGATGCAGCACCCGCCGGACTTCACGGAATACAGCAACCAGCGCCTGCAGGTATTCCTCCACGCTGGCCTCGTTCCCGATCTGCCCATCCACTCCATAATCTCGCAAATTATAGTAGGGCGGGGATGTCACGCAGGTATGTACGCTTTCTGGCGGCAGCGTCCGCAGCAGCTCCAGCGCGTCGCCTTGCAGAATAGTGCATTCCATCACTCCACCTCCTCTTTCAGTTCGTCATACAACTCGCTGAACCGCTTGTCCCACTTCCTGAGCCCGAAGAAACAGTACACGCCCAACACGATCCACAGCCCACTGGCGATGTTTTGCAACAAATTTCCCATCATTCTACCTCCTTAGCCATCAGCAAATCCTTGTAGTCCAGCAGCAGCGCCCATATCTGCTCCGCATCGTCATGCTCGAGGGTCACTGCACCCTCTGCGTCAACGGCAGCAGCCAGCCGGTCTATGTCCCGGATTACTTCGTAGTAGTCCTTTACCGTCATTTGCTCACCCTCCAAAATTCTCAAGATAATATTGCTTGCAGTCCTGCCAACCCTTGTAATAGGCTGCCTGCTCCCGGCGTTCCTGTTCCTCTGCGGTGATCTCCGCCTGGGCCACTTCATCCAAATGGCTCCACCTTTCGGCCGAAATAGCCGATAGAACCATTATGCAGAAAGCAGCTAAGATTATCGTAACTGCCGCTGCCGTCCAGTTCCTCATAGCGCATCCCTCCTAAATCCGAAGAATGTCTTTATTTGCGGCAGGGTCTCCAGCCTGTGGCCATCTACCGTTATCAGCGCTGCGTAGCCACGGCCTATCCAGCCATCGTGCCAAATCTCCCGGGCTTCGAAGTAGTCCACGCTCTCCCGGCGCTCTGTTGTTTTGCCGCAAACCCTTATCTCGATGTCGATTTTCCCATCCCGGCGCTTTATCCAATTCTTGGGGCGCTTATACTTACCGGATGCCGCCGCATCCTTGTAGCATTGTTTGGAGCAGTACTTTTGTCCCGGCTGGCCGAAATAGCCCTTCCCGCAGTATTCACATTTCTTCGGCTCGGCTTTTTTCATACTGCTTTTGCGGGCCCGGATGCTGTCCATTGCCTTTTGGCACTCCTTGCAATACAGCTGCCGGGTGTTGGTGCTGCCTATCGGCCCTCCGCATCTCTTGCAGGGCCGGTTGGGGTCTCTCTTGATTCCATAGCGATACAAGATCGATGCCACAGAGCCGTAATCAAGATCAAGAATTAAGGCAATCTCCCTGTTGGTCTTGCCCTCCCGCACCAGCTGCTCCAGGAGCTCCGGGTCGTTTGAATTAGAACAGCCGATTTTGGCGGTAGGAGACGCTTTATCGTATGACATCATAACTCACCACCTTTTCATGCTCGGCCATCTCTGCGCGCATTTTTATGGCTTTGGTGGCAGCGTTCCATCGCTTGATAAATTCCTCGGCGCTTTGCCCCTCAAAAAGCGGATTCTCCCGCTCTATTTCCGTTCCGCGTTTACCCATTGTGTTACCTCCTCTATGTCAATTTCTGTTCTTGGGTTTTTTGGGTCATATGCCCCACGCAGCCGCAGCTCGACATGGTCAAAGCTATCATCGGCGATTACTCCACGGTGCACCAGCCCGTCCATCAGCATCTTGCCGTTGTAATTGTCTGGGTCGTGCCTGTGCCTGGTTGGGAAGTAGTAGGTGATGGTCACCACCGCCTTGCCCATTGGTTTGCACTTGGGGCAGTATGCAACAAACAGCTGCAGCCAGCGCTGCTTTTCTGCCCGGTACTCCCAGCCATTCAGCCGTCCTGCGTACTTGTTCAAAGATGGCGGGATTTCGGGGATCGTGATTTTCATGTGTCCTCCTCAAATCCCGGCAGGACGGTTTGCCCTGGAAGTATGCCGTCCTCCATCCACCAGTGGAACACATCAACGCCAGTTTCGTCCATCTCCACCCCTCTGGGCATACCCCGCAGCCGCCTCATTTCCATCATCTTGTCAAATGCCCTTATGTACGCTTTTTTGTATGTTGGGTATCTTGCGAACTCTGCGTATCTATGCTTTCCTGCCATTGGGCAACCGATGCACCCGACACGCTTCCAGCCCTCCGAGTACAGACTGCACAGTTTAACTTTTTCCCCTGTCAGGAAGTCCATGACATCATTTGTCTCCCAATCGATGATTGGGTTTGAAACTCGTTTTCCTTTCATCGTGCAAGTTTCAAACAGCCGCCTGTCCTCGTCGTTATCGTTGTTTAGGAATATAGACTTTTTCCTCCTTTTGGAAATAATCTCTAGCGCACCGCGACTTTTCCTCGCGGTGCTTTCGTCCCACCTAACGCCTGTTGTTATCATTCTGTCTTTCCCGCCGCCCTCTTTTAGCTCATCGCAGCAGTATCTTACAAGGCGGGTCGGTGGAATTAGCTTCCTCGGGATTAGGTTCCACATTGTTGTGCGTGTGCCGTCCGGTTGTGTGTGATAATCTATTTCGCATTTAATCCCTGCGAGTTCAAGTTCTCTGAATTTATCACGCACATGGTACACCGTTTCCGGCGCGTCTGCTGTTGTGTGACTATGCTGCACCTCGAATGGTATCTTTGCAATCTGTGCAAGGCGCAATACCGTGTCACTGTCTTTCCCACCGCTGTATGTTACCAGCAGCGGCTTGTCGTACAATGCCTGCGACATTTCAGCGGCTTCCCGTAATCTTTTTACGGCTATGTCAACTTTGTCACTCATGCGTTCTCCTCCATCGTCCGCTGCGCCAACGCCAGGTCATAGCTGGGCAGCTGCTTTACCTCTGCCATACCGGCCAGCTTTGCCCGGATATCCGCAGGCAGGGCTTGCATTTTGCGCTCGCTCTCCTGCCTTGCCCGGTAGCTGCGCATAAAGTTGGACTGTACCACGCTCTGCACTGTCCCGGTGTCCATGCTGGCCCATTCCCGCAGCTGGGATGGGTGTCCTACCAACCGTTGTAGGTTCTCCGGCAGGGCTGCAAACTCTTTCTCGCTGTTGTAGCCGCTGTTCCGCAGGGCCTTTGCAATCAGCGCCCATGCTTCCCCCTCGGAGAGTTCCGCCGGTCTGTTGATCTCACCAATAGCGGCTATGATAGCCCCAATGTGTGGAGGGAAGCCCTTGCGGTCGCTGGCAATGTGGGACTTAACCGCCGCTGCCACAAGGTTAGCCGGGTAGTCTGCCAGCATCTCCGCCCACAGATTTACCACCGCTTCGGCATCCTGCCGCTTCATGTCCCGGTAATAACCGGGGTATGCAGCCTTCAAAATCGACATGATTGCAAGTGTTTCAGATCGAGTCATGCTCTCCCTCCTCCCTCAACATCTGCAGGAACACATTGTCGGTTCCGTCCTGTGCCAGCTCGTCCTCCCACCTGCGCTGGTTCAGCCATGTCGCAGGGTTTGGTATGTACTGGCCGTTGTTCTCCCGCCATTGGCGGCTCTGCTTCTGTGCATTCACAGCGGCTATCATGCGGTCAAAGGTCTGCTTGTCCGGCTTGATGCGCTCAAAAGCCTTTTCCGCTGCGCCTTTGCCGACTTTCTTGGGATATTGCGCCCAAAATTCGGCAAACCGGCCCCCTTGGGGGGCATGGGGGGTACTTGGATTCGGATTCGGATTCGGATTCGGATTGGATTCAGGCCGCAGCTCGCCGCAATCCGCCGCAACTTGCGGCAACTCGCCGCAGATTTCCGCAGACGGTGTAGAGCCGCTGCTTTTGGGCGGGTCGGGATATTTGGGTTTGCATTCTCGTATCCTTTGATGTTCGGCCCAAGTCGGGAACCAAAAGTAGGGCTTCCCGTCCACCTCGTAGAGGGAAACGCAGCCTTTGGCCGCCAAACCGTGGAGCGCATCGTTGATATCTTTTGCAGTAACCCGTTCCCGAAGCGGGAATGCGTTGCCTTTGATGATTGCAGGTCGGGCATCTCCTCGTCCTGCATCGTCTACCGAAACAATAAGACTTACCCAAAGCCGAAACTCGAAATCCGTTAAGGATGCTATCTTGTCGCTTGTGCGGAAGCTATCCTTTATCAATCTATTCGGCATTCCTCCTCACCTCCCGTCAGAATGGGAGGTCGTTAGGGTCGCCCTCGACTTCTTCAAATCCGCCCTGCTCGCTCTCTGCGGGTTTTTCCTCTGCCTTTCCGGTAGATTTGCTGCCACCGAAAAGGGCTTCCTCTGCGATAACCTCGGTGGCGGTGCGCTTATTGCCGTTCTTGTCCTCATAGTTGCGAACTTCGATGCGCCCCACAATGGTAATGAGGTCTCCCTTGCCGAACCACTGGTTCACGAATTCGGCGGTCTTGCCCCATGCTACGATGGGTACGAAGTCAGTCTTTTCCCGGTCACGGTTGCGGTCTACGGCGATGGTAAAGCCGCACACGCTCTTGCCGCTGTTGGTCTGCTTCAGTTCGGGGGCTTTGGTCAGCCGCCCATTAAGGATTGCTTTGTTCAGCATTCTGTTTTCTCCAAATAGTTCGTGTAAAACTCCTCCCGGAACATCGGGATCGTAAAATCGTAGTTGTCGATGCAGGCTTGCTCTCCCAGCCTGTGCAGCCAGTCCATCACCTCGGCACAGCCGTGTGCGTGTGTCAGGTGGCATGGCGTGTGGCACAGGGACACCCAAAGGCCCATGCGCTTGCTTTTGCTCCGCATGGCGTTGCCGAAGATTTCGTGCCGGTCGAGCTTTACGCCGGAGCGCTGGCACAAAAAGCACTTAGATGTGTCGGCCTGTACGATGCTCGGAGCGTAACCGTTTCGGTCAAGCTCTGCGCCCCATTCGTTTTTCATTTGCCCCATTCCTCCTTTAGCAAGGCCAGCTCTGCCGGTGTTGCGGTGTCTATGCCTTGTTCTTTACAATCCTCTACGACAAGGTCAATCAGCCGGGACATTTGTTTCGTATCATAGCAGCTGGAACCGTAGTAGAGGATTACATTGGTGCAGCCGGGCAACTTACTCGGGAAAGCGTCCGTCAGCCAGCCGAGGCCATGCTTGCACCATGCTGCCTGCATTGTTTCTGCCGCTTCGGATTTGATACAAACTACATCGCTTACACCGATCTCTCGGATATAGTGCCGGTAAATTTCCTCTCTCGGTTTTTCGAGGGCTTCCGATAGTTTCCCAATCAAAAGCCACGCCATGGCATTGGCGTCAAGGGAGCGCCGGTTCCTTTCCTCTACCAGCTCGGCAGCGTATGTCTTGCCAGTTTCCATGCTGTCCATGAAGCCTTGGGCGGCTGCGGCATCTTTGGTATACAGGGTGATTCCGTAACCGTTCCGGTCTCTTGTCCAGTCGGCAGAATCAAACCGGAGCCTTGTTTTCATTCTTCTCGGCCTCCTTTTCGGCGGCAAAGGCTTTCTTCTGGCAGTTCGGGCACAGCTTGCGGCCGAACCGCTGGACGCTGTAGGCTGCGATCTCGCTTACCGGCCAATACTCCCCGTTGCGCTTGTTGATACCGGTGATCTGCTGCCCGCAGTCGATGCAATACTCGGTAGGCTCCGGTTCTCTTTCTGCGCCCTCCGGTAAGTCCTCGCCAGCGTAGATATACAGGCCGAGGCCATGACGGGCGCAGGCTTTTGTAAGGGAACGCTGGATTGCCTTATTGGCATCGAATGAGGTAACATCACTGGCCGGGATTGAGCGGTTGCGGTTATCCATGACCGGCAGATACTCAATGTGCTCAATGCCGTTGACGGTTACGCCAGTCTTAACCCAGCAGGTCTTACCGTCTGTGTGGTAAAACAGGCCGTTAGCATCCTCGTAGATGGTGTAGGTCGCATCCGGGTGCAGTTTCTTGATTTCTCCCCAGGCCCATGCCCAGGAAAGGTATGTAAGGCCATTCTTCTTCTCTGTCTTGTCAGAGCAGTTGATGTTGTTCAATTCTCGAAAGTAGTTCTCCATAGCTCCTCCTTAATATCTGTCTGGTTCTTCATCAAAGTACCTGTCAGCATCCGTATCGCTGGCGTCAAACCGCTTAACACAGTTTTCGCAGCCAATGACCATTCCGTCCTTAATGTAAATGGTCTCGTTGATCTCGCAGCCGCACTCCGGGCAGATGCGGGGCTTTATTTCGTAGTTGTCTACATAGTCCGGAATAGACCTGTCCGGCACATAGTAAGGGTTCATGCTCATTCCTCCCAAAATCTTGCGAAACTCTCTGCGTTGTACTGCCCTTTCGTTACCTCTATCATCTCTCGGATGGTGTAGCTGTCTTGCAGCTTACCAGCGGAGCGCAGGCGCTCCGCAAAGGCTTCTGTCCCTTGACGGCAGGCACCCGTGATGATACGATACATTGTCTTGCAGTCCTCCAGCGGGATTTTCTTATCTATGTCCATGCCCCGGAATTGGTCTGCGCCACGATCTTTGGCTTCCTTGAATTTCAAGTCCGCAATGCCGTCCCGGAAGTCGCTGCAGTGGGCATAGTTTTTGCCATCGCTTACTACATTCTTACCTTTGATTTTTCCGATATAGAGGGTATATTCACATACCTTTTTGGTAGACTTGATGTGCGTCAAAATGCCATCTGCATACAGATATTTGCCGGGATTATACTCTTCATCGTTCAACCTCTTGACTTTCCGCCGTTCTTTTGGCTTGTCTCTTATCGGCGTGCCGCGGAGGTAGAGCGAGCCGCCTACGGTTAGGTTGTCCGGCAGGCTGGTTATCGGCGTGCCGCTGAGGTAGAGCGAGCCGCCTACGGTTAGGTTGTCCGGCAGGCTGGTTATCTGCGTGCCGCTGAGGTCGAGCAAGCCGCCGCTTTCCTCCATCATCTGTTTTGCTTTTTCCAGTGTGAGCCTACTCCCCATTGTGTTTTTCGCGATCTCCATTGACATTCCTCCTTTAATCCTGTATAGTTGTGGTGGTGGTTAGGTCTCCGTCTTTGACGGGGGCCTTTCTTTTTTTGTACTCCTCCTGCTGGCGGCGGATACAGCGCAGAACCCATGCTGTGAAGTTGCAGTAACCCATTTCGATAAGCTGCTGACGGAACTCCGCCATATTCACATAACCCAAAGGAATACGCACAGACAGCTTATAGTTTGCTTCCCGCTTCCTGCCGGGCTTGTCCGCTATCAGCGCTTCCGCTTCGGCAGTACGCCGGATGCCATAATACTCCGGCCGTTTGCACATACTGTCCAGCGGCTTGGTGTAGCCGGGGAACTTCTCCCGGATAACTGCTATCCTCTCGTTCTGCTCCATAGCCTTACCTCACCAGCAGCAGGATAGCCGCTGCTGCGAAGATGGCTCCCATTCCGAGGACTACGGCCAAGGCTTCCTGCAGCCACTCCTTTTTACTCATCTTCCTGTACCTCCTTTTGCGGAAGCTCCGGTAGGAATGCCCACCACTGGACTTCGATAGCGGTCTCCACATGATCTTCGCTGACATTGAACACCTGATGCTTGGTGCTGAATGGCAAGGTAGCGTATCTTCCCGGATTTGTCTGGCACAGGTAAAAGCCGTCCTTGCTGGGTACGATCTCATCCGAGTTAAACCACCGGATAAAGGTGTTGGTTGTTGCTTCCATGTTGTTCCTCCTTCTCTTTTTCCAAGTTCGCTTCCCATTCCAAAAAACCAGCCATATTGGCAGGATCGGAATAGAAGCGCTCCATTGCTTCCATCAACCAGGCACAAAGGAAATCCCTTTTGCTCTGCGGCATTTTGGAAATATTTATGGTGCCTACTGTTATTACCTTCATGGGTTGTTCCTTTGGCATTTCTCCCCCTCCCTTTCCTTAATAAGTTCGGCCAGCGCCTTGCGAAGTTTTGCTTCCGCAGAGGGCGCCTCTCGGTCAGCGTTCAAGACCTGGCTTACATACTTGTCATGCAGGTTCGCCCGCCGAGCCACTTCTTTGATGGTAAAACCGGCGTTGTGTATTTCGCCGATTAGCTTACCCGTCCATTGTGCAGGCATCCGAATTTTCACGCTCCTTTAACTAAGTAGTTGACTTTGGTTAGTTTGCGCTGCATAATAAAGGTGCTAAGAATATCACGCATTACATACTTCCAAGTGGCGAGGAAATAACCAAAGTTATTCCCTCTATCTGTATTGTAACTAACTTTGGTTATTTTGTCAAGGCAGATTTCTAACTTAAGGAAGTTTCTTTGTTTTGCACAAATAACGGAGGTTAGTTTTGTATATGTTTTATGATCGTTTCAAGGCTTTGTGTGAAAATAAGAAAACTACCCCAACAAGAGCTGCCATCGATATGGGGTTTAGCAACTCCATAACAACAAAATGGAAAAAGACAGGGGCAACGCCGGACGGTATTACTCTTGCAAAAATCGCTGAGTACTTCGGCATCACCGTAGATGAGCTTTTGGGCAAAGAAAAACAGCCCACCGAAGGTGAGCTGTCTGACGAGGAAAAGGTTATGCTGGATTTGTTTCGTCAGGCTGGGGACGATGCTCGGCGCCTGGCACTGCTTGCATTAGAACACGGCGAGCAAAAGTGACATTCTCCGGGTGCTGCCGCATCAGTTCGATGAAACGGGTCTCCTCCTTTGTTAGTTCCTTCATTACTCTTCTCCTTTATGTCGTTTACGCACGATTCCGTCACGGCGTAGTGTTATTATGTCGTACCTTAATCATACTCCCTTTATTTGCCAAAATCTATTGACGGTTTTGTGGATTTTATTTCTATTTCTTTGTGCATAAAACATATGTTCGTTACAAATATAATAGTACACCACAGGGTGTCCAATAAAAAGGACTGATAGAGGAGATGGGGCAAAATGAAAAAGCTATTTATTGTTTTGGCCGCGCTTCTATTATTATGTAGCTGTGGTAGTCGGCCAGCGGATCACGGAGAGGACTTCGCCCCCTGCACAATCTGCGGCAGAATTACAGGCATAGATGATCTTACTGATGTTGGATATAATGACGAGTATCTATGCAAAGACTGCTTAGACAAAAGAACATTCCTGTGCGAATACTGCGGGAGCCGGTATCCTCTTGAAGCGATGATAAGCAAGAACCCAACATATTGCGAGTTCTGCCGTGACGATGTGCCGCAATGCTACACATGCAATGCTTATAGTGGCCTTCATCACTTCGGGGACATACTCGGAACCGGGGAAGATACATACTTTTGTGGAGAGTGCATCTTTGATGCCATCTCACATTCTGGCCTTGTGGATATCAATACCTTGATAAACAAATGGGTTGACTATACAATGGATAATTTCTAATCAAAATACCGCCCCCGGCAACGAGGGCGGTTAATAATAGGAGGAGAGAAAATGCAAAAAGATTTAGGAATGAAGTGGCTAAAGGTTTGCAAAATCCTTTGGCTGATTGGGGCTGCAATTTGTATCTATTTCATTTGGCTCACTCTAATTGGTTCTGCTATCGTTTTCAGTGCGTTTCCTGCATATACCTTGGTCTGCGTAGCATTGTGCCTCACCAGCTCATTTCTGACCGCTTTGGCGTACACTGCAGTTAGCAGCTTCTGTGCTTCCCGATTCAAATACATAATTGCGTTGTTTGCTATAGCACCTATTTCGGCAGCTATAAATGCATATGGAAGCGTGATTACGGAAGATGGAGGAACGAAACTCATCATGTCCAGCGGATGCTTCGCGATAGTTGCCCTGGCCTGGTCGCTTCCGAACATCATATACTTTATGCACAGAAAGCACCTGTTTACAGGAACAGATCCAGATAGCGACACAACAGAACCAGTTTGCGCTCCTGATGCCGGAGCAGAAAACGCAGAAAGCAAAGCCGCGGAGGAGAAGCCTAAACACGGAATTGAAGTCCACAAAGTAAAGGTTATACCGGTAAAGATAGGATCAGGTAAGCAAGAGAACCAAATAAAACAGATGAAAGAAGAACCGCAGGAAAGCGAAAAGGCAGGTACCGTCAAAAGCGTGAAGAAAAAGTCGGTTTCAACCTATGTGTTTATCATTTTGCTGGCAGTTGTATCTGCAGTATGTGTATGGCAAGCCACCCAGCTTTCTGCCGCTCGCGATAATGCTTCAAATCTTCAAAGGTCCATCACTGCGTTGAAAACGCAAATAGAAGTGCAAGAATCAGTAACGGAGAAGAAGAATGAGATTATTGACGACTTGAACGATCGAATTGATAAACTCGAAGGAGAGGTGAATCGACTGCTTGGATACAGGAAGTATCTAACAGCTGCTGACTGGGAGGAATTAGAACGGAACTACCAGAAAAACAATTGATGACATTCGTGACATAATCGGAAAGTACAGATGAATCTTTCTCCTCTCGTTGCAAAAAGGGAGAAATCTAATTGATCGGTCAAATAGGAGAAAACAATGGCGAAAAAAAGATATGACCTGCGGCCGGTGCGCACCGTATGCATCTATGCGCGGTACTCCCCCGGCAGCAGACAAACAGATCAATCCATAGAGGGGCAGCTCCGGGTGTGCCAGGAATATGCGGAACAGCACGATTACCGGATTATTCAGACATATGCCGATAAGCACAAGACCGGCACCAACGATGACCGGGAAGCGTTCCGGCAGATGATAAAGGACAGCGAAAAGGGCCTGTTTGATGCCGTCCTCGTGTGGAAAAGCGACCGTTTCGGCCGCAACATGGAGGATATGGTGCTGAATGAAATGCGGATAAAGCGCAATGGTGTGTCGCTGATTTCCTGCACCGAGCCGGTAGCGGATGGGCCATTAGGCGGAATGCAAAAGGCAATGCTGATGGGCATGGCAGAGTTTTATTCCGCAACGAATGCCGAGAATGTACGCCGCGGCCTGCTGGAGAGCGCCCGGAAGTGCCAGATCACCAGTGGGGCAATCCCATTTGGTTACAAGGCCGGTGAGGACAAGCGCTTTTATACCGACCCGATCAACGCAGCGGCCGTTTTAGAGATTTTCCAGCGCTACGATGGCGGAGAATTGCTAACGCACATCATGGACGATTTGAACAAAAAGGGAATCCGGTCCAACAAGGGAAAGCCCCTCACACGCTCGTCCATGTATTCCATCCTGCGTAACGAAAGGTATACCGGGGTATATATCTACGCCGATATCAGAGTAGAGGGCGGAATGCCACAGATCGTCCCGAAAGACTTATACGAAAGGGTGCAGATTAAATTGGGAAAGAATAAACACGCACCGGCAAGAGCAAAAGCTGCCGAACCGTTCATCCTTACCACAAAGTGCTTCTGCGGCCAATGCGGCGGCCCGATGGCAGGAGAGAGCGGAACAAGCAAGACCGGGGCAAAGCATTATTACTATGGTTGCGTCCATCACAAGAACAGCCGGGATAAAAGCAAAGCCTGCCAGAAGAAGCCGGTAAGGAAAGACTTCTTAGAGCGGCTAGTTATTGACACAACCCTCGATGTAGCGC